TGCAATCCAAGGCGGTCTCGTTGGCGGCTCGCAGGTTCAGCTTGTACCGCTCGGTCAACCTGTGCGTGAGGAACTGCAGCGGTTGACCCGTAGCTGTTCACACCGAGCTGTGGGACGGTACAGCCCACGGACTCAAGAGTATCACCTGTACATCCCAGTCGACGGTAACGACCGTCCAAACCTGGGTTTGGTGTACCACATCGTTCGGGGTTGGGGCGTCCGCACCGGGTTCCCCGTCGGGTGCATCGACCGTCTGCACAACGGTACGCTGCTGTTCGGGCACCACACCGGCGCAGAGGCCGGGGTCGACTCCGAGGCAGGGTTGTTTGTCATCAGCGGCAAACGGGCCATGGGCGGCAAGATTGAGTCTGATGCATACGTTCTCAACAATCCGCCGACCTCCGTGTACGAGAGTGCGTGGCTGGACATGGGTGACGCGCAGGTCAAGAAGCAGGTGCACTACGTCACGCTGTGGATTCAAACCACGGGCAGCGTCGAGCTTAAGCTGAGTCACTTCAAAGACTTTGGCTACACAGAAGTCGGAATCAACAAGTCCTATCTGGCACAGCCACCCGACACCTCGAGTCAACCCGTGCTCGACGAGGGACTTGTGAGAACAGCGAAGTGGCAGCGCGCACAGCTCGTCCCCATTCGAATCGGCGTTGCGCAACAGTCCTGCTCGTGGTTTAAGTTTCGACTTGAAACCACCGACGACCTGCTGCTTGTCGGCTACGAGGTTGAATACCAGTCCCGTGGTGTTCGGGTCATTGCAGGGAAAACGGCATGAAAGAGTGGACCCAGCACGAGGCCAAGAGCAAACAACTCATTGAGGCCGATCAGTTCAACGCGCAACACACCTCCTTCCGGGGTCAGATTGCAGGCTTGGACCGCAGTCAGTTGCCTGCTGATGTGGTGACTGAAGCTCGACTGGTTGACCACGCTACTCACATCGTTGTTGTGCACAACCTGTGGGCAGCCAGCGGCGGCGAAGCCGACACCGAGGGTGAGCAAACCAACGTGCGAGCCACGCAGGGCAACACCCGCAACCAGACCTTCCGGGCAATCACGCACCAGCAGTACGGTGGGGGCTGGCGCACGGCGTTTACCTACACTGTCGACCCGTTCAAGGGCGGCAGTTTGCAGACGGAGTGGTTTGGAAACATCGCTTGTTTCCAGTTTTTCTACCGCAGCGCCAAGCGGGACAACAACGCCAGTCCGTTTACGAAGCCCATCAGTCGTCGCGTGTCGATGCGGATTTTGCACAACGGCGTCACTGTCGCAGAACGGTACGGGGCGGCCAAGCCTATGGACCACTTCCGTGTCATCGGCGAGAGCCAGGCTCCCGCCGGTCCTGTTGAGGTACAGTGTCAGTGGCGGCTCACGGGCCCAGGGCCCGATGATGCTGACGAGGAAGTTTCGGCCAACACAGACATCATGCAGGGTCACCTGTTCAGCAACAGGGTGGTCAGCATTGGGAGGTGGCGATGAGCCGTATTGAACGCGCACGGGTCAAGCCGGGTGAGGCAACGGACGCCACTACGCTGAACAGCACCTATGCAGACTACACTCAAAGCGCGGCGCTCAACAGCGCCAACTCGCGCGACCAAGCCTTTGGTATTGCACACTTTGTAGACGGTGGCCGCCCCATTAAGTACGCAGGCCAGGAGCACTTGGGCAACCAAAGCTTGCCCACCGAGGCGTCGCCTGCATTGACCACAGTGAGCAGCGCCAGCGGCAGCGCACCCACCAGCCCACACGCCGTGCAGACCTCGACGGGCACCGAGACCTTCCTCGACCTGTCGAGCAGCTCGTGGTCCGTGACCAGCGGCGATGTGCTCCGAGTGTGGTGGCACCTGAACTGCAAGCCAAAGTACAACACGTCCACAACACCGTGGTCAGCATCGGGCGTCAAGGGCCAAATCACTTTCGACACCGCAGGAAGTTCTGGACAGACCACCACCACCGACAGCATGCACTGCTGGGTCGCGTACTTGCAGTGGGAGAAGACCAGCTCTTCGCTGGCAAACTGGCAAGACGTGCCGGGGCAAGATGACTTTCTGACTACCATCGACAGTCAGGTGGGCAGCAAGTTGGCAGACACATCGTCCACCACCGTCATCCCCGCGTGGCTTGTGGTTGGCAACAAGCAGTCGACCGGTGGCGAAATCGGAACAACCGGAGTCCCCCAGACTTTGGGCTACAACGCAGCCTACGGAATGTTCGCTTACGACGTAGCAACCAACGCAACTATCTACGGGCTGCGCGTGGTCATCCGAGGGCTCATGCATCCGCAGCACGACAGCAGCGGTTCGCCCTACGCCAACCTGCTCGTGTACGACCTCAATGCCGTGGGTGAGCTGGACTACGCAGGTGGCCGCATCAACGCCCTTGTCATGCGGGACAAGTAATGGCGTACTCTCCACGCAACACGTTCACTGACGGCGATCCGCTTGAAGCTGCCGACCTCGAAGGCAACGATCAGGCACTGCGGGTGTACCTGCACGAGGGTGTGGTCGACGGCGACCTGTTGTCCAGCACGCCCTGGGTTGAGACCCAGCACATCCAGTCCCCGGTGGTCGACCCCATCCGTGGCCTGCAGCACGGCGTGACGGGGTGGCAGGGCAGCCAGTGGTCGGGCGGCTTCGGTGTGCGGGCACAGTTTGCTTCGGTCGCGCTGACGGGCAACCGCTCCGATGCTACGACCGAGGCCTTCGAGGTGTTGCCCCAGACGGCGTTCACCTTCGAGCTGCGCCACCCTGCGCTGGTCATCTTCCACTGGTGGATGGAGACGTTCAACGGACCGGACGACAACGTCTCCAGTGCGTCGGATGCGTCGCTGTACGTGGGTGAGTACACCGAGGCACAGCAGTTTGCCACCGGCCGGGTCGTGCCGACTGCACCCACCCAGAGCCTCGTCTCCAGCAACAACCGCGAGGGCTGGGTACCCAACACCACCAGCCCGTTGCGCGTGGCTGGACCGTACAACCCGTACACCATCGGTGGCCTGGGCAACCTCAGCGGCACCGTCATGCGGAAGGTGGGTTCAGGAGGTGGCTACACCGTGGGCCTGTCGCACCTGACCAGCATCGACCCGTGCTGCATCATCAACTGGTCCATTCACATCGAAGCGTACTACACTGGCATCACCCTGGACTGAGGACACCATGGATCCGCTTACCGCAATCAGCATCGGTTCAATCGCCGCCGGGGGAATCGGCAACCTGGCAGGTGGGCTGAGCCGTGCGAACCAGCTCGCCAGCCCAGAGGTTGAGCGCGAGATGCAAAGGCAGCAGGCCTTGCGTGACGAGGCCGCACGTCAGTTTGCACAGGAGGCCCGAGCGGGCATGGGCGGACAGATGCTTGACGTGCAGCAGGCCGGGCAGCAACAGGCAGCCCTCATGGCCGCTCAGGGCGGCTTCACTGGACGGGAGCAGATGAACGCGGCTCTTGCCCTGCAGGAGCAGCGAGCAGCCCAGGAGCAGGCTCTCAGGGCCGAGCAGGCGAAGATGCAGATGCAGCTCGACATGCAGCGCGCGCAGGAAAACGCTGCCTTTGCACAGCGCGAGGCGGACGCACGGGCGGCACGCACGCAGGCTGTGGCCGGGACGCTCGGCACCGCTGCTCAGCAGTCGTTGGGCGTGGCGCAGCAGGCAGCCGCAATGCGCGCACAGCAGTCGTACCAGCAAGACCTGCTCGAGGCGCTCGCCCGCCCAGAGGGACAGCAGGCCGCCGCGGTCCAGGCACAGCAGTCGTTCGGCGACGCGGCCGTTGCCGCTTTTGGTCAACCGGAACCTGTCGTAGATTACGGCGCGCTGTTCCTTCAAGGCTCCAGCCAGGGGGTCTTCTGATGGCACTGCCGCAGCCGACCTTCCTGCCGTACAAGCCCAACGAGTTTGTCAACGCCGAGCCCACAGTCAGCCGGGGCCTCGAGCTGTTTGCGCGGTACCACCCGTCGCAGATGCAGCAGGCGATGTACGAGCAGCTGCTCGAGGAGTACGAGCGGCGGGACGTGACCGCACAGGAGCAGATGAAGCTGCTGTCGGATGAGCGCGACGCCATCATGAAGAACCTCAACAGCTTCCGCGAGACGGGGCTCGGACCCAGCGGCAAGGCGACCGGTCTGGACACCGGTACCGGCACCGGCACCGGCGGTCGAAAAGGTGGACCTGGCGGGTACAACCTGCCAACGATGGTGCAGGCTGCCTCGCAGTTCGGTGGGCGGTACAACGACCGCAAGATCGCAAGCGCAGAGCTGTCGATCAAAAACCAAGACAAGATCAACCGCGAATACCAGACCGGGCGGCAGGAAAACACCCTGATTCGCACGGTCCTCGCAAACGCCGCGAGGGCATCCGGGGGCACCACCCGTCTGGATCCCAGTGTTCTCGGCGCGAACCTCGATTCCGTCATGCTTGCGTACTACGACAGCATTGACCCCAACAATCAAAACCCGAACCGCAACCGTGCTGCCGCGGCCTCTCTGTACACCGCGCTGAAGTTCCAGTACCCAGCGTCCATGACACCCCAGATTGCAGCTCGCATCGACGCGCTGTTCGGCACGGGCACCTTCATTCAGGAGTCTGTTGGCTCAGGCAGCGAGCCCAGCCGGGTCATTGACCAAGAGAAAAACGCTCGTCTGCGAGGGGCCGAGGTTGCCATCGGCGAGGAGGGTTTCGAGCAGCGCATCGCCAAAGCGCTCGAGACTGCGACGCTCGAGGGCGCGACGCCACAGGAGGTCGCCGACCTGAAATCTCGACTGATAGAGCAGCGCGAGGCCCTGGGCATTGCAGAGCCTTTGACCACCGAGGAGCAGGCCTTCCTGCAGACCTACGTCAACGCCTTGCGCGACGACGGCCAGGCAGACCTCAGCGAGTTTGAAACCGAGGACGAGTACAACGCTGCACGCGCGGCCTACGAGAAGGGGCGCATGCTCGAGCGGTTGCCTCGAGGCACCTCCGCCTTCTACGATGAGTCGTACCTCCGTGGCCTCGGTCGTCTGGGAGAGATTGACACTCGCATGGCTGAGCTGGAGGGCCGCCCGTCGGCAGGGCAGCCGGCCGCGCAGCAGACCCTGGGCCTCCCGACCGTCACCGCCGATCAGTTTCAGCGCGCCTCGCAAATCAGCCCGCTCGTGTCACAGGCTCTGCCCTACACCGTCAAGCGCTTCCAAGACCAAGCGGGCAGCATCCAGCCGCGGGACGACGCCGAGCGTGTGGCCCTGCAGCTCATCCAGCGGGGCGACCGCAACGTGCAGGCGTTCATGCAGCAGGTCAACAAGCTGTACCCCAACGACGCCGACAAGCGTCGCACCATGCTGGCTTTCTTCGGCGCGCACAACATGCAGCAGGATGCACGCAACACGACGTTCAACACCGGCGCGCTGACGGGCAATGCCCAGCAGGCAGCATCGGAGGCCGCTCAGTTTGCACGGCAGGTCCAGCCTGACTTTGCTCCTGCTCCGGTCGCTGCGCCTGTTGCCGCCCCTGCACCTGCACCGGTGGTTGCGCCTGTCCCTGTCCCGGTAATCGACACCGAGGCTGCGCGCCGGCTTCTCGTCGAGGAGGAGGCTCGAAGGGTGGCTGCCAAGCAGATTCGGGCCCACACTCCAGAGGGCTTGTTCGCTGACGACGTTGGCTCGACGCCCCAGGCGTACCGATGAGCCAGGGCCTGCTGGACGCAGCAGCAGCAGCAGAACGGGCAGGCTTCCCCGAGCGCGCAGCCGCTCTGCGGAAACTGGCAGGTCAGACACCGGTCGCTCCATCTGCACCTGCACCTGCACCTGTTTCTCGACCCGCACCTGTTGCTGCTCCCGTTCGTCGGAGTGCAGGCGGTAAGGTCATCGTAGCTGATGAGAGTGGTTTCATGCCTCCTGAAGGCGCGCCGCTGTCGAGCGACAGCCCGATGATCGGGCGACGTGTAGGCAAAACTCGTGGCTCAAGAGATGCGCAAGCGTTTATTGAAGACCTCAACGCAGGAAAGTTTGAGCCGCCAATGACTTTGGTGCCACCGCTCGACACCTTGCTGCGCCCCCAACCCTTCAAGAACATTGACCCTGGCGTGGTTGATTACCAGCCTGCGCCAGCACCAGAGCCAGCACCAGAGCCAGCACCAGAGCCAGCAGCAGAGCCTACACCGCTTCAGAAAAACCTTGGTGCGGCGCTGACGTTGCCTCGCGAGTTCGCCTACATGCAGCGGGCAGCACCCCGCACGCCGCGGACCATGATGGTCGACACCGGTCGCTTCCCTGCCCAGGAGCGCAGGCGCGACATCGACCTGAACCTGCAGGCGGCCGAAACGCAGCAAGCCATCGAAGCCTTCCGCAAGGAGCGCGAGCTGTACTACCGCAGTCAGCAGCGCTTGGTGCCTGCCGAGCCTTACCGTCTCGAGGAGGGGGTGGTTGGTCGCGCGCTCAGCCGCATCAACCCATTGCGAAAGGGGCCGTCGATCCTGCTGCAGGACACACCTGAGAGCCTTGCTGCCCGGGATGTCGAAGAGCTCTACGTCACCGAGTACGGCGTGTCGCCTGACCAAGCCCGGTACGAGCGGGAGCGTCTCGACGAGGCACGGCGTCGGGGAAACATCGACGTGCTGCCCATCGAGGCCATGCGCCTGGACCCGGAGGGCAGGACGCGCACCGGTGCAGAGGGTGGCCTTGCCACCGGGTTGTTTGAATACTTCAACCTGCCCATGATGCGAGAGACGCGCATCCGCGAGATCAAGACCACCGACCCTGCGACCGGTGCGCCTGTAACCAGGGAACTGTACCGGAACCCAGAGACCGGCGAGTTCTCGGAGCCTACGTCGTGGCAGTCCTTGGTTGAGTCAACAGCCAAGCAGGTCTACACCCCGGACCTCATTGAAAACGTCCGCATTCAGAGGGCGGCCGAGAACCAGAAGCGACTGCTCGAGTCGGACCCGGGCATGCTGGCGAACCCTGAGTACCAACGTCAGTTGGCCATCGACAACGAACCCCTGCTGTCGGGACTGTTGACCACCGTCAACAGCGAGTCGGGCCTCCTGCAGGAAACGCCAACGACCCAGGGCCTGCGGCTGACGGGCATCGTGCCGACCGCTGTGAACACTGCGGTGTTCGAGCTGTTGCCGTTCTTCTACGAGATGGACCCGGAGACGGGGGAGCCGCTGGACCCCGACGACCTTGCCTACAAGATGGACCAGCTGCTCCGCGCTGGCATGGGGCTCGCCGGGCTGAGCGAGGAGAAGATTGAGAAGCTGCGCACGGGCGGCACCTACGCCAGCTACCCGGGTCAGAAGCAGGAGGACGACATGCCCTTCCTGCCCATCCCGTTCCAGGGTGTGACGCGGACTCGACCCACCGCCGTCGATGCCACCGGACAACGTGTCGCGCGACAGTCGGGCAACATCGTTGAAAAGTACGCCTCGGCCTTGGCTCGAGGCCGGTCGCTCGGCGACGAGTTCATGAGCATCCCTGCGTTCGTTGACGAGTTTGACGACGCGGAGCCCTACGAACTGCAGCCCGGGTACGGTGTGCTGCAGGACCGGTACCAAGAGATTCCAGGCAACGTGCCCACTGCACCGTTCTGGATGGGCATCGGCCTCGAGGCGCTGTACGGTCTCGGCCCGCTTAGTGCTGCTCGAGGGTTCGCCCGCACAGGGCTCAAGGGCCTGCAGCGTGCAGGCGCAGCCGCCAAGACCCGCGGCACGGGCAGGGTTGCAAGAGTCGGCGAGGTAGTAGAGGAGGCCGCATACACCGCTGCCCACCCTCGTGAAGCAGCCAAGCAGGCACAGCTCATCCGCTACGCACAGGAACTGCAGGAGAGCGACGAGGGCCTGTCGAACATCGACATCATCAAGGGTCTAAACAACACCTCGAGGGTGGTGAGCGAGTCGATTGCCGAGGAGGTTGTCGCCCCGTACCTCGTGCAGGCTCGCGTCCGCGCCGACCCCACCAAGCCCGTCACTGTAGGCGAGGTGGTCGACCTGGCCGCCAACAGCCGGGCAGCCCGCAAGGTGCTCGACGACGCAGGCGTGCTCAACAGCAACCGGTCGGATGTCATCACCGACGCGCAGCGCGCAGCCATCGAAACCAGCACGCAGCGCTACATCGCCTCGTCTCGCCGCAACAGCGTGGCCGCCACCATGGCCAGCGACCTTGCCCCCGACGCAAAAGCCAGAGCCATCCGCGACGAGCTTCAGGACGCAGGCGTCAACCTTAACCGTGTGCCCGGTGGTCGGGTCATCCTCAGCCAGGCCGCTGGCAGTAGCCCCAACGGGGCATCGCTGTCCGCAGCAGTAGACGAGCTGGTGCAGCTCGACGGCGCTTTGGCCATTCAGGGCACCAAGCCCGTCGTCTCGACCCTGCACGACCTTGGCCGCCAAGCAGTCAAGCGGGCAGAGAGTGCTGACCCTACGCCCTTCGACGGTCCCGTCGGCACTGTCGTCAACAGGCGGCTGGGCAGCAAGCGTGTCAACAACGTCTTCATGCGAGACAACCCGCAGGAGGTGCTGCGGGCAACGGCCGGGGCAGGTGCTCGTGCAGTCGAGAGCACGCTCGAGAACCTTATTGACAAGGACATGACGGCTGTCACCAAGACCCTCATGGTTCCGACTGACCAGCTGACCATGGATGTCTTCCGCAAAGTCGAGGACGCTATGGATCCCCTGCGTCCCACAGAGCGACTCGGCCCGGAAATCAACGGCCACCAAGCGCCGGTGTACGAGTACCCCATCGCCGCAGTCCAACCTCTCATTCGGGCTGCAGGACGCGGCAACATCGAGCGGTCCGAGTTCCTGTCTGGCGTGCTGGTGCGTATGCGGAACAAGCAGCCCTTGACCGAGGTTGAGTCTGCCGTCGTCAACGACATTCTGGAAAGCGCCGCCTTCCGCGAGGTCATGGGACGAGAGGCCCGGGACGTGTTGTTCACCGGCAGGCAGGTTGAGCGCGCAGACGTGCCGCTCGTCGAGCGCGGGTTTGACCCGCGCCCAGAGACGCGGGTACAGCGGACGGGCAATGCAACACGGTTGGCCGAGGACATTGGCACCATCGTCAAGGTTGCGGGCGGCTCTGCTCTGGGCCGAGCCATTCGCGATGTGGCCAAGAAGACTGGTGCACAGGTCGAGGACATCCCAACCAGGTTCCCGCAGCAGACGCATCAAGCCATCGGCCGCATGAACGCCACCATCAAGAACCGTTTGGGCACGGTCAGCGACAACGTGCGGACTGAGATCCGAGACCTTCGCGTGAAGACGGGTGACCCGGAGTCGGCGTTCAACGCCGTGATGCAGAAGCGCATTGATCGCGAGACAGAAGACATGGTCAAGGCTGTCGACGCCACGGCCCAGCGGTTGATGCGGCAGTACAACATGACGCCGGAGCAGGCGTACTTCTACATCGCATATCAGTCGCCGTCGGCCACGTCGGTTCGAGGCCTTGGGCAGGGCGCTCGTGGCGCAATCCCCAGCAACATCCGCCAGCTCGCCACCGACCGCGAGAAGGCTTCGGTCATGTACGAGGCGTGGCACGGCTTGCTCAAAGACTTCTTTGGCGAGGACGCCTACCTCGAGATCATGGGCAACGGCAACAGCCTGCTCCGCAAGTACATCGCCGCACCGGGCAGAGACCCTGACCTGCTCGAGGCCGCCGGGGACATCCGGCCCTTCACGACCCAGCAGGTTCGGGAGGTCGTGGCTGCCATCGGACGTGACATCCCACAGGCTGAGGGACGTGGTCTGTCCATGACGCCCTTCGCCTCAGCAGTCGGCGTGCCCACCCGTGACGGTGTGTTCCCTGCCATGCTGTCGTGGGTCATCGGGAGCGACTCGAGGTCCATCGTGCGCAGCGTTCAGCGCGAGGCAGCTGAGCTCAACCCGGGGCTGTACGTAGACATCATGCCCAGCGCCTACGGCCGCAGCCCGGGGCGCATCGACCAGGAGGCGAACCTGCTGCTGTCCAACCGGCAGGGCACGCTCGACGCCTTGGTCGACGTTTACGAACAGACGGCCCCGGGGCAAAGGCCACGCACCACTATGCTCGCCAACAACACGGGCACCGCCAGCTTCGCAGCGCCCAGCCTGCGTCAGTCGGCCCGCGGTCCTCGAGGGCCCGTGGTCAACCGTGCAGGCCAGCACGAACCGGAAGAGGTGGGCGTCTTCACCGGTGAGCTTGACCGCATCGCCCAAATGCACGGGCTGAGCATGAACGCTCGCACCCGCCTCGAGCTGGCGCACGCGGTGTATGACCACCTCGTGACCAAGAAGCGGACAACGCCCAACTACGATGAACTGCTCGACAGTCTGGCAAAGAACGAGAACCTCAACCTCTCGACGTTCCAGACCAAGGCCGTCACCTCGGAGCTGAAGAGCATCCTGCGCGGCTTGGACCTCGAGTTCTCCAACTTCGTTGCGGCCAAGGGCCTGCCGCCCAACCCGCAGATGATGTTCAAGCAAGCGCCTACGCAGGACCTCGAGGACATGCTGACCAGCGAGGTGTTCAAGAACCGGGCAGACGCAACGCTCTACATGCACGTCCTGCAGGCTCGGGACGCCGGCGCGACCGACGATGTCATCATCACTGCCCTGCGGCGCAACCTCGTCAACCGCGCCTTCGACACCTACGTCCGCCCGCTCACCGACGACCTGGCAGCACAGCGTCGAGCCCTGGGCTTCGAGCCCAGCACCGACAAGCAGGCCATGTCCAACGCGCTGCGTGAGCTTGACATGATCGACCCCAACGATCCACGTCTTGCGATGTACGGCAGCGACTTCACCAGTGCTGTCGACGAACTGCAGGCAGCAGCCCGGTCGGGCAAGCTGGCCAGCAACGTCGACCGCCTTCGCAACCGGGACGCGATGACCCGGGCGCTCGACAAGGGGCGTCCCACCAAGGAGCGAGGCAAGGCTGCCGCCGCGGCAGCGCTGGGCATGCTTCAAACTGCTGTCATTGCAGGCAGACGGGCGGCGGCAGGCGGCATGCTTGCAGGCCCCAACTACTCGCTGGGCAACGCTCGATATGGAGGTATGAACGCCCTGACTGCGCCGCCGTTGGCGCTGGTGACAAGCGGTCCTGTCAACGCCGTTCGTATGCTTAAGGGTCAGGGCTACTCCAGCCAGACCCGTGACGTTGCCCGGCAGTTCAACAGCATCGTGGGCAAGCCGTTGTTCAATGTGCGGGGACCGCGCAACCCCGACGACGTGGCATTCACAACACGCACGGGCAAGCCTGTCACCCAACGACAGCTTGACGCCATGGTCCAGCGCAACAACCTGGGCTCGTCCCGTGGGCAGGTTGAGTTCAACGATGCCTTCATCGGCGAGGTCATGCGAGAGGCAGGCCTCCTGCAGGACGCCACCCCGGCCGGGCCGTTCCGACAGTTCCTGCGCCAGCTCGACCCGACCAAGACCAGCCAGTTCCAGTACATAGCCAACGCCACCGACAAAGCGTTTCGCGAAAACATCTTTGCCAGCGCCCTGCGCCAAGGCATGACCGAGGAGCAGGCAGCGTCTCTCGCTCGAGCGGTTGTGCTGGACTACGGCGCGGTGCCCGACCTCATCAAGAACAACATCAACCGCTACGTTCTCTTCGCGACGTTCCGCGCGGCGAACTACACCGAGACGTTGCGCGGTTTGGCCCGGGATCCCGACACGTTCATGCGGTCGCTCAACCTGCTGGACAACAGCCAGCAGCAGGAGAATGTGGCGGCGTTCGGGCAGGACTATGTGCGGACGCGCCCGTTGCTCAGCGATGTGTACGACTTCGAGGGTGTGGGCACCGGCGTGTTCGGGCCGCCCATCCCTGCAGCGGACGCCTTGTCTGACTTCGCCAACCTGGCTGCCTGGAGTGCCAACCTCGCCCTCGAGGACAACGAGAGCGCCAAGCGTGCGTTCCTCATGGCGAGCGAGGAAAACCTCGTGCCCATGATTCAACCGCTGTTCCAAGCCGCGGCCGACACGCGCAGCCCTGGAGACCCTGGGCGCAAGATTACTTCCAACGAGCTGGCGTTCATGATGCGGTTCCCGCAGACGGTGTGGCCCGCGATGCAGGAAAAGTACAACCTCATGCCCGTCGAGGGCGAGGGCGGTACGCCTGGACGACAGCGGGTCATCGACCCCGCCATGCCGCAGATGGGGCCACGAGAGTACAGGTTCGACACCGTGGCCGACGAGCGCCGGTACAACAATCTGATGATTGTCCTGACCTACCTAAGCATCAACCGCCAGCGGCAGTTCATGACCAAGATGGGTTCGGCGGGTGTGCCGTCGCCCTACATCGACCCGACCCGCGAGGGTCTCGTGCACCCCTTCTTCTTCTACCCGGGGGCCGCCACTGCAATCCAGCTCACCGACGTGGAGAAGCAGGCAGAGCGTGCGCTCAAGGAACAGCAGAAGGCAGCGCTCGGACGAAGCCGTCGACAAAAGCAGGACGTGGGTCGGCCCAGAAAGTGATAGGCTCAGGGCGTCGCCGTCCAAGACTGAGGAGGGACAATGCCACCCCGTATCCGCCACTTCCTGCACGACAGTGTTCAGACCGGTACCCAGCAGTTGGGTACCACTTTCAACGCCAGCGACGTGCACGTTCACGACATGTTGGCGGACTTCCCTGACTCTTGGAAAGACCGCAACTACCAGGGCATTGTCGAGGGCATCCATGTGCAGCTCACGAGTGCCGCGAGTCCAACGAAGATTACCATTCGCATCTGTGCTGACGCCGACGGAGACCTCACCCTGGTGCCCGACACCGAGGCTGAGCTGGTGGCGGGCGTCACGACTGCTGCCACAAAGTGTGCCGCATTCAGCGTGCAACTGCCCCTGTTTCAGACGCTCAGCGCACCGGGCAACGGCAAGCTGTATCTCTTCGCCAAGGTTGACAGCGGCACGGGGAACCCTGTGTTTGCCCAGTCCTTCATCACCTGGCGGGAGTAGGGCATGGCCATCGCACCATGCTTTGACCCCACCACCGGAGCCTCAGGCGGAAGCCAGGGGGGAGGCGGTGGCGGCGGTGCAGACCTGTCTGCCCTGGGGTTCACGGCCATTGACCTGACGGATGGCTCGTGGACAAAGACCGACCCTGACAGTTTGGTAGATGGTGACCCCAGCCATTCCGGTGGCGTGAACACGATTACCATGAACGCACTGGGTTCTGGATCGTCCGACTACTCTTGGACCTCAAGCACAACGCAGGAGGCTCCTCGTTGGACGACACCGCTGTACGCGCAGGATGCCAGCGGCAACAATGTGCGCGTCACCTCCGGCGACACTTTTATCCTGCAGACGGTGATCGAGTACGTTGCTCCTGCCAGCAGCTTCGCCACGGAGATTGTTGTCGCGACCGCTGAGAGCGGAACCGCAACGACGAGTGGAACCAACAAAGCGCAGGGTGGCTTGATGGTTATCACAGGCAGCGGCGCAAAGCGCATGGGCTGCTTCACAGGCAGTTCAAGCGACCTCAAGACCGGTGACAGCAATAACCATCAGAACATCGCAACCGCCAACCACAGCGGTGGTCGATCGCAGGCAGTCTGCTACGTCAACGTCAACAGCAGTGGTGGGCAACTGACCGGTGGATCTCGCAACAGCGGGATGAGTTTCACCAACACCACAACTGACTTGAACCTGATGGTTGGGCTCGGCGTCTTTTCGTCTGGAACCATCACTGCCGGTGACGACGCCAAAATCAAGGCGTACTACCGGGTCGTCAGTTTCAACTTGCCCTCGTAGGAGTTCGCCGTGCCCGACGTGAAGATTGACTTCCAGGCCGTCGAAGTTGCTGGCCGCAGCACGCAGGAGACCGACGGTGCGTGGTGGTCTGACGATGTGTTTGCCATTCCGGTGTGCATCCCTCTTGCTGAGGTAGGACCGTGGCTTGCAGCTTACGACCCCACCAACCAGTACAGCCCCAGCGCGGCCGACTCTCGGACCATTGCTCGGGCAGTGCTTGACGCCCTGAAGAAGGCGGCGGAGGAACCATGACCGTCGAGACTCTCGTTCCCCAGGTGACCGGCCCGGCGTCGGCGCTCATCGTCTGCTTGCTCATCGGCATCGCTGTGTACAAGTTGCTTCGGGATGTGTTCGCTCCCATGATGCGGTCTGCCATTGACCGACACCTGGGTCAGGTCGACGCCATGATGAAGATGCACAGCTCGGAGCACGAGAAGATAATGGCCGGGCTCGACCGGGTCGCCCAAAGCATCAACTGCCCAGCGCAGGGAAAGTAATGTACCCATACGACCACGACTACTTGCAGGCAGTGGGCATCTTGTTCATCGTTACGACTGCACTGTCTGTGGGCTGGGCATTGTTTCGGACGGTGATCTGATGCCCAAACCAGCGAAGGGCAAGGCCAAGGTCAAGACGTACCGTGACCCCAAGACCGGGCGCAAGCGCAAGGTCAGCTACGGACAGGCGGGCAAGGCCAAGGGCGGTGGCCCCAGGGTCAAGCCGGGCACGAGCAAGGGCGACAGCTACTGTGCCCGCAGTGCTGGGCAGATGAAGAAAAGCCCCAAGGCAGCGAAGAACCCCAACAGTCCCCTGCGCCTGTCGCGCAAGCGCTGGAAGTGTAGCGGCAAGAAGAGCAGGAAGTAGCCATGGCGGACGACGCATGCACCAAGAAGGTCAAGCGCCAGTACAAGAAGTGGCCGTCTGCTCGTGCGTCTCAGGCTGTTGCGAAGTGCCGCAAGAGCAAGGGCCAGGTCCGCAAGACCGAGAAGGGCAAGAGCCTGAAGCGGTGGGGCAAGGAGAAGTGGAAGACAGCCAGTGGCAAGCCATGTGGTGCGAAGGGCGCTGGTGGTTCCAAGAGCTACTGCCGTCCCACCAAGAAGGTGTCGAGCAAGACACCGAGCATGAAGCGGCCCGCAAAGCAGGCAACCCAGAAGCGGTCTGGTAAGCGGGCCTCACCTCAGCGTCGGAGAAAGTGATGTACAAGACCAAGGGCGGCAAGCACAAGGCCACCAAGAAGTCCAAGCCCACCACAAAGAAGAAGGCGCTGAAGCAGTTCAAGGCTGTGAAGGCTGCCCAGAAAAAGCGGAAGAAGAAATGAGCTGGTCGTACAGTCAGCGGTCGCTGACCCGTCTGGGTACCTGTCACGAAGACCTCCAGCTTCTCATGCGCGAGGCGCTGGTGGACCCGGACTGCCCGTATGACATCACGGTGCTCGAAGGCCACCGAGGCAAAGAGCGCCAGAACCGAGCAGTTGCAGAGGGCAGGAGCAAGTTGCTGTGGCCCAAGTCAAAGCACAACAGCATGCCCTCAATGGCGGTGGACGTGGCCCCTTACGTGGACGGCAAGGTGTCCTGGGACTGGGACCACTACCACCCCCTGGTCAGCCACATCAAGGACGTGTGGGCCAGGCTGGTTGCCAACGAGTTGGTGACGGGCCAGTACACACTGACCGCTGGAGCTGACTGGCCTACACTCCGGGATGGCCCACATTGGCAGTTGGACTCAAAATGATTCCTGCTCTTATCGTAGGCGGTGTCCTGCTTTTCGGCGGGGGCATCGCCACTGGCGTTGCTCTCAACCGAGACAAGACGCACAAGATTCTCGAGGAGCAGACGCAGCTCATCGGCGCCATCCAAGACGGGCAGCGCGAGCTCGTGGAGGTCGCAGGGCGGCCCGTGGTCATTGACGCCGAGGTGCG